ACTTGATTTTTTCATAAATTCGTTCAACTATAGCAGGGTCTTTCTTAACTGCTTCTTCAACCTGTGGAACCAGGAAGGATGCAGCCTTTCTGTACTTGTTTGGTATTAACTGCATGATAACTTCACCTAGACCTGAGTTCTTCATGTCTGTATCTGTCACTGTGGTTCCTTGTTTCATTTTGTTAATACTTCCTTTAAGTCGTAAAATCTCTTGTCTATAGTCTGCAGCATCTGATTTTTTAATTTCCCCTAAATATTTAATGTCAGCCTCATAATCCTTGATACGCTGCCTACTGTGCTTGTTAATAGCACCACGGTTCCGAGCAATAAACATACAGGAAACACCTGCAGATACACAAGCCACCAGGATAAGTGCTGCTGATAAAACTTCCATGCCATGATTATTAAGATATTACTTACTTTTAACCCTGCTTACCCTAGCTTCAACCCTAACTAATGTCAAGAAAAGCTCACAAAAACCATTAACTAACCTAATGATTATTTGAACTTATCATTAAAGTCACAGCCTAGGAGGTTCTCTAAAGGGTATTGCATTGGGCTGGAAGGTGGGAGGCTTAACCGATTTTGAGTACGTGTCTAAAGTCTGTATATGTGTGGACTTATTATCTAGTGCGTGGAGTAGAAACTATGGACACAACACCAAAATATGAACAGTATAATGAAGGGCAAAAAGCATACTTGCGAGCTGAGAGAATAAGGGTAGAAGCAAAAAAGGCACAAAGTAAAAAAGGAATTAACTCATTACATAAAACACTAACATTTACTATCTCACAATGGGCCTTACTTGAACAGGTTCGGGAGAAGATGCACCTCGACGACTTTAACCAAACTTTGAATTTCTGTATATTAGAACAGGCTAGAGTGTTGGAGATTGAATCATGAACAAAAAACAAAAAGAAGTATTACTTGCAAAATTAAAAAGACATGTGAAGGTTTTAGAATCTTGAATTGTAAATTTTGTTTGAAAAGAATGTTACCTATTACACGTTCTGCTTTTAGTCCAAATATTTGTTCGAACTGTTTTAGTAAATGGTATGAAAATGACAACTGAAATTATTCCAAGAGAAAAATGTAGAGTATGTAAAATCTATTTAGCTAAAAACTGTCTTAATGATATTTGTTTAGAATGTTCTAAAAAGAATATGATTTAAAATGAAAATGGAAATAATTGAAAGTGATTTGAAACAATTATTCCAGTGGATAAAGAACTTGGATGAACTTTGTAAATCACAGCAGGTTTTGATTGAAGTATTAGACGAACGAGTGAGCCACATAGAATTATTATTAACCCAAGAAGATAACAAATAATTATTTGTTGTCAAAAATAGAAAGAACTAATCTAAAAAATTTCAGAATCACAATCTGAATCTTATTTTTTATCATATGTTTACTTTAAACAGACTAGCTGTTGACCCTGCTGTTATAGTAGGACTTCCACCATTAATGGCGTAAATTTCAACTTCAGATAAAGAGGCTGCTGTAATATTTACATTACCAGAACAGACTTCCTGACCTGATGCACCTACGAAAGTAGAAGACATTAAGATGTTTGGAGTTTGCGATGTTTGGTCAACTTGAATATCCATCAGACCAAAAACTCTCGCCCCACTAGCCTGAACGCTGTAGGGCTTCCAATGTGTTTCATTTGCCCATTGACTAAACGCACCTGCTCCGCCTGTCATTTTCAATCTTTGCATGAAATAATTTGCAGAAGAATCACCATTGACACGCATAGCTAACTCATCGCCAGCAGCAGAAATTCCGCCGTTAAAGACATAGACAAACTTGGCTACGGTAGAGCCATTGACCGCTACAAACGATAAGTCGATGTTGTTCGATGCACCCCCTAAAGTTGTAGATGCGATTTCTTCGTAAACTGCACTAGCAGCAGCAGGTGTAAAATATTCAGGTGCTGTTGCACCAGCGTTTACTTGAATCTGTTGGGCTGGTGTACCAATTGCTAATCGTTGTAAGGCTGCACCGTCACTATAAATTACGTCACCTGCATTTAATGAACCTTCAGTCACATTTACCATATTTAGTGGTGAACCGTCTTGAACCGCACTAGAATGTTTGTGTGGTTTTAGAACATTAGAACCCCCACCAGAAAATCCCATGTTTAACCACCTGCTGTTCTAAATCTTGCTGCTTCTGTTGAAAGGTACATTGGTGTAACTTGTGCCAGTAGGTCTGTTGAACCTGCTGCACCAGGAGTTACTTGCACACTTACTACGTTTTGACCGTTTATGTTTTGGTCAGAACCTGCACTTAATGTAATTGCTGGTTGTCCGTTTATTGAAAAAGTACAGGTGTTGGCTGCATCTTGATTTTTAATTGCCACTGATATTGCAATGCTTCGATATAATGTAGGGTAATGGATTGTTGTTGCGCCTGCACCTGCTGCTACAACATCAGAAACAAAAGTAGATTCGGCAGTTGTATCGTTTGGTTTTACCGTCACTCGATATCCTTGAATTATCTGAGGCATTTAGCCACCTTAGAAAAGATTTGCATATTTCATTAAAAATGAATATGCAGCAATACCACCACCTGTGGCAACTTGTCCTGATGAAAAGCTCAACTGTTTTCCACCAGATGCACCACCAACACTTACGGGAATTGGGCCAAATACAACCCTACCTGCTGAGGCTGCTGAACTGGCTACTGAAAAGTTTGATACTCCTGATTGAATACCGTTTACTAGAACGTTTGTCTGATATGCTGCTGCACCTGGAGGGTCGGGATTATTAACGCAGTCCAAAATATTGTTACTTCGGTTTAATTGTTGTATTGTAAGTCCTGTAATATCATCAGTAGAAGGGCCAAAAACGTTAAGTGCTAAACCAGGGGTCGTATAACTTCTCATAAGTGGTACAGCCATTATAGACTATCCTCTTGTAAGTTTCCCATAGAGTTTGCACCAGTAAAGGCTCGGTCTGAACCCTGCACAACTGATGTCGCAACTGCACCTATTGCTGATTCTATACCACCAATGCCAAATGCTGCTGCTGCTGGAATTATTTTTCCAATTGTACCTTGTGCCATATTTGGGGATATTGCACCAAGTATGACGGTTCCTAAGGCTGCGATTCCCGCACCCGCTAGAATCTTATTAATTGTTTTACCTGTTTTTAATTTAAATGCCATTCTCCATTCTAAGAATAGAGAATGACTTAATAAGTATTCTTATTTTAAATAAACATGGTTATTGGTAAGATTACGAGTTATTTAGCTCTTGGTCTTGCTGGTGCGTTCGTTCTCAATGCTTTAATTAGACCTGGTTCTGCAGCAGCCACAGGTGGGGCTTTGCAGGAAACAGGTGCGGGAATAGCCTCAATAGGTGCGGGGATAGGGGATTCGTTACGGTCAATCGGAGGAGGCTCTGCTAAACTATTCGACCCTTTATTCACGTTAAGAGACTTAGTTTTTACATCTGATGCAGGAACTGCAGCAGGTGTTGGGCCAGTTAATCAAAGTCAAGTAGAAGTAAACAGAAATATCTCAACTCCTGTAGCAGCAACTATCACTGCATCTAGTGTAAGTGATTCAGCTAGACCTAGTTCTTCTCCACAGACATCACCAGGGGGTGCAAACATATCCAGTTTAGGAAGCCAGCGTTGGAGCGGTGGCGGTTTTGGTGCTGCTAATTGAAGAAAGGTTCAAAGGCTGCTAAAGCCTGGGGTGCAAAAATGCGTCGTTTAAGAGGCAAACCCCGAACCACAAAAAAAAGAAGGAAAACTAAAAGAAAAACTACTACTCGAAGAAGAAGAACTACACGAAAAGGTATGCTTACTTTGACCAGAAAACGTGCCTATTCTAGACGTAAAAAGTCCTCAGAAAGTGCCTGGTCTTTCTAAGTAAAACTTTCACACCAACTACACCACGTTTCGTGTTTTCTCTTTGTTTGTAAAAATTTACCACATTTTTTGCAATGAGGTAAGGCTTTATTTTTAATATTGTAAGGTTTTTTTCGCCTATCACGTTTAAGAAAAGCAAGGTGCATCTCGAACAGTTTTTCAAAAAGAATTGATTGTTCCTTTAAACCCAATTGTATTTCTCACCTTTACACTTAGGGCAGTCAATAGTTGTATTGTAAATGGGGTCTATCTTGTTAGAGTTGGTCTGTGAATCTACTGTTCCTACAATACCATGAGGTATTCCTGTTACCGTGTCAGCACATAGGTCACAAGGAAGATATTGCTTCAGTTTCAGTTCCAGGTTGGGCCTGTTTATTACTGGTATTGGCAGACTTGATTTTTTCATAAATTCGTTCAACTATAGCAGGGTCTTTCTTAACTGCTTCTTCAACCTGTGGAACCAGGAAGGATGCAGCCTTTCTGTACTTGTTTGGTATTAACTGC